ATGAAGTAGAAAGATATAAAGATATTAGAAACTTCGTTCAATATTATAGATTCTCGGCTCTTAATGGTTATACTTTAAGAGATGCTCAAGTACCTAACGGTTCAGGAGACAGACAAAACGCTATCTTAGATGTAATGACTGATACAAACATTGCTCAAGGTTTAACTGATAGAGAAGTTATTACATTCCGTTATATCGTCGATTCATTCGAAGGATTAATTGAACCAGCTTCAAAAATTAGATTAACTAAGTTAGCTAAGAATCGTCAATCAGCTTTAGCTATCTTAAATATGCCATCGGTTAAGCAACTTAAAGAAAGTACTAATCCATTATTTAAAATGGATTCAACTACTTCATTTGACACTCAATATGTATCTACTGGAGGTAATTTAGCATCTAACCCATCTAATGTATTTACCTTACCAGGTATTGCTGATGGTGCTAATTATGGAGCATTCTATGGTCCTAACTTAGTAATAAGAGAAAATGGAAGTAATACATCAGTTCCATGTGCTGCACACGTTTCTAACTTGTACATTGACAAATATAACTTAGCTCTTCCATATTCAATAGTTGCTGGTCCTCGTAGAGGTGTTGTAACCGGAGTTGGATTAGTTGGAGTTGAATACGCATTCGATAGAGTTGATTTAGATTGGATCGAACCATTCGGATACAACGCAATTGTTAACAAGAGAGGTTTTGGATTAACTATTAATGCTAACCAAACTGCTCAACAAACAGTTAAATCTGCACTTTCTCAAATTCACGTAAGAGAATTATTGATATACATTCAAGATGGTATCGAAGCTATTCTTAAAAATTACCGTTGGGAATTTAACACAGCTCAAAATAGATTAGAAATTAAAACTCTTGCAGATAATTTCTTATCTCAAATCCTTTCTGATGGAGGTCTTTACGATTTCAACAACATCATGGATTCGACTAATAATACTAACGAGATTATTGATAACAACATCGGTATTCTTGATACTTACATCGAACCAGTAAGAGGAATGGGTGTATTAGTTCATAGAACTACAATTCTTAGAACTGGTACTATCGCAACAGGTAACTACATTTAATATAAATTAAGCCGATCTAATCGGTCGGCTTATTTTTTATCATCACGTAGATAAATAACTAAATCTCAATTAAAAAATTGAAAATAAAAAAGAATATTAGAACATGCCAGGTTTACCACATTTTTTAAACGCAAAAGCTTCTACCAAATATTACGAACCATTTTACCAAAACTTATTTGAAGTAACAATACTTCCTCCAAATACTGTTGCTGGTGGGTCTATCCTACTTGAACATGTAAATAAGATTTCTGGTCTTACTCAAGATAGAGGTTCAGAAGTTATCGAACAAAAATATAAATTCGCAAAACGTTCTTACGCTAAAGGAGATCCAACTGATACCATCAATGATATTGAGGTTGAATTTTCTCTTAACTTAAATGACGCTAACGAACTTTATGTATACAAAACTCTTCGTAATTGGCAGAGACTTATTTATAACCCTTTAACCGGTGAACAAGGTCTTAAGAAAGATTACGTAGGAACTATTATCGTTACCAACTATAACCGTAAAGGAGATATATTCTGGCAACGTACTTTCCATGATTGTTTTCCTACTGGAGATATGCCAGATTACGGTGGAGATTATGGTTCAGGAGATGCACAAGTGCTTGCCGTTAAATGGAGAAGCGACTGGTGGGAAGAAAACATCGTTTAATCTTACTAGAACAAATTACAAAGGACTCAGTGAGTCCTTTTTTTATGTCGACGTGGAGCATTTATAAATAAAATGTGTGTAATACCACACACGAAAAAACAAATTTAATATCATGACAAAAGAACAAATTTTTGGAGTACTAAGACACACTATGACTGCAGTTGGTGGAATCCTAATCGCTAAAGGCTTTATTGCTGATGGAGCTTGGGCTGAACTTTCTGGTGCAGCTTTAACATTAGTAGGTGTTGTATGGTCAATTGTAGATAAACAGAAACCAGCAACAAAATAATAAAACTTATACATTTAAAAAGGTCCGAATTAATTCGGACCTTTTGTGTTGAATAAATATTCTAAATATCGATTCTCATGAGAAAATTTTTAATTTTAATAATTTTGATTTTATCGTGTACTAAAAATGATGAATCGATTATACCACAAGTATATAGTTATCAATATTCTGAAAAGGAAATAGAATTATTTGATGTAATAAATGCCTATCGAAATAACATAGGTCTTAATGAGCTTCAACCTAATCAACATATATCGTATGTATGTTATGAGCACAATATCTATATGATAGAAAATAATGTTGTAAATCATGACTATTTTCAACAACGAGTAAATAATTTACAAAATACTTTAGGTGCAGTAAGAGTCGGTGAAAATATAGCTTATAATTATCAAAATCCTTCATCGACATTAAATGCATGGTTAAATAGTTCTGGACATAAAAGAATTATTGAAGGAGATTATACGGATTTTGGATTATCTATAACTCGAAGCTCTAATCAAAAAAATTACATAACTCTTATACTAATAAGTAGATAACCTTTTTATCTTAATTGCATATAATAATAATGAAGAAAATTATATTAATACTAACTCTTTTATTGTCTTTTAGTTGTTCAACTAATGACGAATCGCCGATTGTTATATTACCTTACGAATATAATATTCAAGAGTTAGAAATGATACAACTTATAAATCAATATCGAACATCTAACTTAGTAAATTCTCTAACTGAAGTTCAACATATAAGTGCGCTTTGTGAGCAAAGCAACAACTATATGATTTCTTATAACGACGTTAAACATTATCATTTCCAAGACAGAGTTGAAAATTTACAAAGAGTAGGATACGACCGAGTAGGAGCTATTGTCTGCTATAATTTTAGCACAAACCAAAGTGCACTAAACGCAATTAATACAAACATAGAAACTCAAAAAATACTAAGAGGTGATTTTACGGATTTTGGAGTATCAATAACCACTAGTATTTCAGGCAAAAAATATTACACCTTAACATTTGCTAAATAATTGTTAATAACTTTTTGAAACTTTTAACTCGATATTTCCAAGTATCGAGTTTTTTGTTTATATTTACACTATAATTAAAAACTCAAATTATGTCAGTTTATAAAGAAGGTTACCACGCAATTCATTTAATTGAATCAGATTCAACCAGAATATTTGAAGATGCTTGTGATTACGGTGCTCCTTGTAGAAAAGGAGATTACATTTGGAATGCTACAAAACAATTAGTTGAATGGTATGGTAATAAAGAAACTAAAAAAGTAAATGTATATTCGACAGGTAAAAGTACTGAATGCGTAGTTACTTTAATGGATGAGTGGTCCGTATCTGATGAAAGAAAAACCGTTAAAGAAGCCACTGAAAATTATTTAGTATCGTTTACCACATGTAATACTGGTAATTGTAGAGGTCTTGATGGATTTGTTTCAGTAACTAAACTATAATAATCAAAATAGAAAAACCTGCATAAAACGTAAAATAATTAAATCTATGTCAAAAGAAATAAGTAAGAAATATGAATTATTAGATGAGATACAACATGTCCTTAAAAGGCCAGGTATGTATGTTGGTTCAACAAAACCTCATAGTTCAAAAGAATTTTTATTTGATGGTGAAAAATTTCATCAAGAAGAAGTTACTTACAATCCAGGATTCCTTAAATTATTTGATGAAATTGTATCAAATTCAATTGATGAATCTAAAAGAAATCCAAAGCTAAATCAAGTCCATGTTACATTCAATCCAAAGAATGGTGAAATATCAGTATGGGATAATGGTGGAATTCCGGTCATCAAACATACTGACCATGGAATTTGGATTCCAGAATTAATCTTTTCTAATCTTAGAGCAGGTTCTAACTTTGATGATACTCAAGACCGAACTGTTGCAGGAACTAACGGAGTAGGTGCTTCACTTACAAATATATTTTCTCAAAAATTTACTATCAAAACTGCCGATGGTAAAAATCAATTTGTACAAGTATTTTCTGACAATATGTCAAAACGTACCGAACCCAAAATCACACCTTCGGATAAAAACTTTACTGAATTATCTTATATTGTAGATTATAAACAATTCGGAATGGATGGAGTTGACCAAGTTCACATCGATATGATGAGAAAACGTCTAATGGACATTGCTGCTTGTAATCCAACAGTTAAAATACAATACAATAACGAAAAATTCAAATTTAGAACATTCAAAGATTATGCAGAACTTTATGTTGACTCATGTTTCTATGAACGTTCTGACAATTGGGAAGTTGCAATTGCACCTACTAATTTAGGCTACACTGCAATATCATTTGTTAACTCAATTGAAACTAAAGAAGGTGGTAATCATGTAAATTACATAGCAAATCAAATTATCGATAAGCTACGTATTATGATTAAGAAAAAACATAAAGTAGATATTCGACCTGCCGATATCAAAAATCATATGATGGTGTTTATTAATTCTACAATCATCAATCCAGCTTTCTCTTCGCAAACTAAAGAAAAACTAATTACCGAACCTAAAGATTTTGGCTCAACTCATGAAGTTAGTGATAAAATGATTAAGCAAATCTTTGGTTCAGAAATTGTTGCTTCAATTCTTGATTGGATTGAAAGTAAAAAACAAGCTGAAGAACGAGCTCAATTACGAAAGCTAAACAAAGACTTAAATACTTCTAAAATTCTTAAGTTGATTGATGCAAAATCAAAAGACAATAGAGAAGGTTGTACATTAGGAATATTTGAAGGTGATTCGGCTAAATCTGCAGTTCGACAATTTAGAGATCCTCAATTATTTGGTGCCTTTCCGCTTAAAGGTAAATTCTTAAATGTTTCAGAAATGAAAAATACTGAAGTAATTAAGAACGAAGAGGTAATCAACCTAATGGGTTCATTAGGACTTCGTTTAGGTGAAGAACCTAACAACCTACGATACGGTAAGATTTTAATTTACACCGATGCCGATCCTGATGGTGATGCAATTGCAGGTTTATTGATAAACTTTCTTGCAAAATATTGGCCTGAACTATTTGACCAAGGCAGAATCTATCGAGTACTCACACCAATCGTAGTATCACAAAAAGGCAAAGATTGGTTATCATTCTATTCAAAAGAGGAATATCAAGAATGGGAATCTAAAACAAATACTAAAGGTTGGAATTCAGAATATAAGAAAGGACTTGCCGCACTTGAAGATGCTGAATATGAGCAAATCATTCAAAATCCTAAGACTATCAAAATTACAAACGATAAATTAGGTAAGGAATCCTTAAATGCTTGGTTTGGTGGTGATTCTGGATTAAGAAAAAAGAAACTTTTAGCATAAAATAAGTTACATTTTATTTTTTTCTTTCGGGAATTATGATTATATTTACACTATAATTAAACAACTACATTATGTCAAATTCTACGATTACCTGGAAAATGCAATATCAAATAATTTTTGATAACACTCCTAAAAAATTTAGACGTACAAAAAGTCAAATAACAAATATTAAATCTCAGGCTAAAATATATGTTGAGATGTTCAATAATTAAAACAACAAAATTATATGTCTATATCTAGTAAAACCAAACAAATAACCGAGAAATCTATTACTGAATTCTTAGATAAAGATTATGCTGCATATGGTATGTACACAATTGAAAATCGAGCAATTCCTTCGGTAATCGATGGATTCAAACCTACTCAACGTAAGATTATTTACATTGCAAATCAAGTTTGGAAAGGTGGTAATGATAAACCTCTTAAAGTTTTTCAATTAGGTGGTAAAATTGCATCTGATGCTCAATACCATCATGGTGATACTTCTCTAAATTCTGGTATTATCAGTATGGCTCAAACATTTAAGAACTCTATGCCTTTACTTGACGGTATTGGTCAATTCGGTTCACTACGGTCACCAGAACCAGGTGCTGCTAGATATATTTCAACAAAGCTAAATGGTAACTTTAGATTGCTTTATAAAGACTTCAATTTACTAGAATCTCAATTTGAAGAAGGCTATGAAATTGAACCTAAATATTTCTTGCCAATTATACCTGCAGTTTTGCTTAATGGTTCATCAGGAATTGCAGTTGGTTTCTCAACTAACATCTTAAATAGAAATGCAATCGATTTGATTGATGCTTCGATGAAATCTTTAGAAGGTAAAAAATTCAGCGAACCTCTTCCATGGTGGTCAGCTTTCAATGGTATCGTAACTAAAAACGAAGGTGAAACTTCATCATTTCAAATCCGAGGTAAATTTGAAGTTGTCAATACAACTACAGTAAAAATTACCGAGTTGCCACCATCAATGACATATCAAAAATATGAAGCACATCTTAATTCATTACAAGACAAAGGTTACATTCAACAATATGATGATGTAAGTACCAAGAAAGAATTTACTATCAATATTAAATTTCAAAGAGCAGAATTAGCTTCTCGAATTGAGAAAGGTCAATTAGAAGGTTTACTAAAATTAGTTGAAAATGAAACTGAAAATCTTACTTGTTTAGATGAAAATGGTAAGTTAATAATTTTCAAATCTACAACTGAGCTTATTAATTATTTTGTAAAATTCCGTCTATCTTTTTACGATAAACGAAAAGCAAAATTGATAGAAATTTTATTAGAACAACACAAAACAATGTCTAATAGAGCCAAATTCATCAAAATGATTATTGATGGCAAATTAAAAGTTAGTAATAGACCGAAAGCCGATATTATTGAAGATATGGAAAAGGCTAAATTCGAAAAGAAAGAAGATGCTTTTGATTACTTACTTAATATGTCTATTTACTCAATGACGAAAGAACGTTATGAAGAGTTATTAAAACAAATAGCTGAAAACGAAATTGAATTGACAAGAATCAAATCTATCTTACCTAAAGATATGTACCGAGACGATTTAAAAGAGCTAAGAAAAAAGTTAGCTAAATAAACTTACCTACTCAATAAAAAGGTCTACTGGAATAAATCTAGTGGACCTTTTGTTGTTTGACATAATATCTTATATCTCATAATACCGTTCCTTAGATGTCACATATATCATCAACTTTTTAGATAAAATATTATTTGATTTTTATATTATTTTATTATCTTTCCTGGATATATAATAGAAAATCAAGTACTAATGAGCAAAGAGAACAAAGGCGAAAAGATCCAAGTTCTTCTCTCTAGCACTGACAATCATAAACTGAAAAATATCATATTGAATTATTCCATGATGAATGATAGACTTATGACATCTTCAGCTTATGTTCGAGAGCTAATACTTAATCACATTAAAGAGTATGAGGGTGAACAATGTTCCTTTGTCGATGCAAAGATAAAGGATATAATCAAACAAACAAATTTCCAAAAAACAACATAATATGGACACAAACTTCGAAGAAGCTGCTGAAAGAGATTTACAACAAAGAGAATTTCAAGCTGAGGAAACTCAAAAACCAGAAACAATAAAAATAGACGTTAAACCTACATCGCTTGGTAAAGCAGCAGGTTACGAAAATGACAGAAGTGATGAACCGGCATTATTACCAGGTTATCATGAAATATGGGCAGAAAACTTTCCGTCAAAAGGTTTATTCTATCCAGAAAATACGAGATTTTTTATTCGTGCTGCAGAAGTAAAAGAAATTAGACATTTCTCTACTATCAACGAACAAGATCCATTTTCTATTGATGAAGCATTAAACGAGATTTTAAAATCTTGTATGATGACTAGACAACCAGGTAGACAATCTTCGTTTAAGGATTTACGAGAAGAAGATAGAATCCACCTGATATTAGCTATCAGAGAATTAACTTTCCCTAATGGAGAAAATCAATTAGTTATTAAAGCTCCATGTGTAGAATGTAATCATGAAAATGAAATCAAAATCAAAAATGATGTTTTTGAAGCTACTGAGATAGACGATAAACTAATGAAGTACTATGATTATGATTCAAGAATGTTCCATGTAACTACAAAATCAAGTGGAACCATAAAATTAACTCCACCATCAATTGGTGTTATGATGGAAGTAACTAAATACATCCAAAAACGTCAACAAGAAGGTAAAAAGATTGACCAATCATTTATTAAAATCTTGCCATATATGTCACAAGACTGGAGAGGATTTAACGAAGCTGCTATTAACAATTTAGAAATAGAAGCTATGTCTTGGTCAACTACAAAATACCAAACTCTATATTCATTAACCGATATGTGTAGAATCGGAGTTAAAGAAAAATTTAATACAATCTGTGAAAAGTGTCAGTCGGAGGTGACAACCCCGATTAGTTTTCCCGGAGGCATCAAAGGTCTTTTCGTTGTTTCAGATATCTCTGGAGAACTTCTTTAAGACTAAAACGTATCTTCTATATCATCTTAGGTTGCAGCCTTCTGAAGTGGAAAGGCTGCCCTTTTATGAGTTTGAGTACATCGTCCAAAACTTGATATATATACTAAAAGAGAAACAGGAAGCTGAAGAAGGACAAACTAAGTCCCACGCAGATATGAATCCTAATCAGATGATGAAAAATTCTGGAGTTAAAATGCCAAAAATGCCATCATATTCTCCGGCAGCATTCCCTGGAATCCCCTCTTCTCTAAAATTATAAAAACGTAAATGGCTGTTAGGGCAGAAGGTGTAAATCAAGCAATGTTATCCATTCTTAAGAAGATGGATGCAATGGTAAGTGCTACTAAACTAGCAGAAGACAATTCTTTAATACTTCTTGGCTCGATAGAAACTGTTGTAAAAAATGACGTTTCTCTCGAGCTAAAGAAGCATACAACTCTTTTATCTGACCTTAAATCCATATTTGGAATAAGTGCAGAACTTATGAATCGAATGGAACAACATTCGGTTATACAAAACTCTTTATTATCATCTATTGAAATTAAAGTTGCTAAACTATCTAAAAGCGACTCAGTCGGTGGTGGTGGCGCTGCCAATGATGGAGGTTTAGCCGGTGCAATAGGTTCAATTCCTGAAGCATTAATGAAATTAGTTAAAGTATTAGCAGTTTCTTATTTGTTTGGAGATTTCTTAGTAGAAGGTGCAGGTTATCTTAATCAAGCAATGATTAAATTACTTTCTGTGTCTGAAGAAGTGGATATGGGAACTGCGGCAAATTCATTACTAATATATGGATTGATTAGTTCGTCTAAATTAAAAGAATTTGTTGATTTTCTAGGTTCTACATTGACTATTAAGAATATGATTTTCGGTTCAATGTATGAGGATTTTGCAATTGTTATATCAAATACGACTCGAATATTACTTAATGCCGGTAAAGGAATAGATTTAACTCAAGCGGCAGTTTCTATTGCTGCATATAATTTAATAGTAGCTTCGAAACTAGGTGAATTTGTTGAATTCTTTAATAAGAATATGACGATAAAGAATTTTATTTTAAGTCGTTTTTGGTCTAGATTAGCTCAAAATATTTCAGATGCAACAAATATCTTATTAAAAGCAGGAAATCGAATCAATCTTAAAACTGCTGCAGTATCTATAACTGCATATGCAATGTTATCGGCTTCTAATATTGGTAAATTGATAAAAGTTCTTTCTGAATCGTTTTTATCTAAACTTTTTGGTGGTGGATCTATGGTTGGAAGAGCCGAAGATTTATCTAAGGCTGTAAATATTTTACTTAAGACAGGTTCAAGATTAATACCAGAAACTATTATAAAATCTGTTTTTGCTATTAATGTATTATCGGCTTCTAATATAGGTAAATTAATAAAAGCCTTAACTCCTGGATTTCTTTCTGGCCTATTTAGTAAACCTAATGTGTTAACTAGAAGAGCTGAAGATCTATCTGGAGCAGTTAGAGCAATGTTACTTACTTCTAAAGGAATTGATAATGAAACTGCGATTAAGAGTGTACTTTCATTTACATTATTAGCATATGGTGTCGATATTCTTATAAGTGCTTTAAGGAGAGCTGCTATTTGGAATCCTTTTATTATATTAGGTGTGAAAATCACTAATATCGCAATTAAAACTTTAATTGGTGGTATTTCCGAAGTAGTTAAAGATTCAGAAAATATTTTAGCTGCCGCAGTATTTGTAGTTGCATTAAGTTTTTCTATTGGTACTTTATTAACTATGTGTGTGATTGCCGGATTATTAGCTCCTTTTGTATTAGTTGGTGCTATGGTTCTTGGATTTATGGTTAAACGAATTACTGCAGTTAATCAAGGAATAAAAGATGCTGGTGTCACTGAAGGCGATGTTCAAACCGTAATGGTTATAGCTACTATACTTGGGGTGTTAGTTACTGCTGCAGCAACAATTATGGCATTTAATACTCAAAACGATTTGACGACAGTCGCATTAAATATTGTTTTATTTACTGGAGCTATTTTTATCCTATCTCAAATAACCCTTATGTTAGCTAAAAAGGTAGGTGAGTCTAAGACTGATTTAACTAATATGGACCTTTTATCTGCAGCAGTGACTGGTTTAATACAAGCAGTATCTTTAGTTGTTATTTCAAAGGCAATGCAAAATCCACCTCAGTCTCTTAAATCTGTATTATTATTTGGTTTGATGACTTATATATTAGCAAAAACTACAGCTATGGTTATTGAAGCTATGGGTGGTGCTAATATGAAAGGTTCTACTTTAATAGCTATGTCCTTATTTATGTTAGGACTTGTACTGATAACTCAATTAGTTATTCATTTTGCACAATCAGTAGGAGCAGCAGGAGTTTTACAAGTAATAGCTTTTGGTATAATGATTGGACTTATTGCTTGGATTGCTAAACAAGTAGGAGAAATGTTAAATAAAAGCTTAGGAAATATTGCAAAAGCAGTAATTGGATTAACTTTATTTGCACTCGGTGCATTAATTATAGGGTCAGTTGTAATGTTATTTGCAGCTTCGGTCACACCTATGGCAGTTTTATTTACTGGATTAGCAATGGGATTACTTGCATTTATTGCATATCAATTAGGTAAAAATTGGAAGACTATTGCAATGGGAGCATTAGCTTTATCATTAATGTCTCTTTCTATATTATTCTTTACATATAGCTTAGCTATGTTCCAATCAATTAACTTACAAGTAACTGATTTGTTATTATTAGGTGGTGCTTTTGCAGTAACTGGAATGGCAATGTATCTTTATGGTCAATATTGGAAGGAAATAGGTCTAGGTGCTATGGTATTAGCATTTACTTCTCTTGCAATATTAATATTAGCTTATGCTCTTACTAAATTTAAAGAATCCGGTGTAGGAGTTGGCGATGCCATTTTATTAGGAGCTATCGTTGCAGGTTTAGGAATCGCAATGAAACTAGCTGGAGATAATTTCGTAGAAATTGGTCTTGGTGCTGGAGTAATGATTCTTGCTGGAATTGCATTAGTTGTTATTGCTGCAGGAGTTTTAGTATTTAAAAAAGCAGGTGTTACTACCGAAGATGCTTTAATATTAGGTGCAATTGTTGTAGGTTTAGGACTTGCAATGGCTGCTGCTGGTGCTGGTGCTATATTTATTGCATTAGGTTCAGCCTCGATGATTTTAGCTGGAGTTTCTCTATTAGTTATATCTGGAGCACTTGCAGTATTTAAAACTATAGGAGTAACAAAAGATGATGCGATAGCATTAGGTTTATCTATTTCAAGTTTAGCTGGTTCAATGGCACTTGCTGGTTTAGGTTCTCCACTTATTCTTTTAGGTTCAGCTGCGATGTTAGTAGCTTCAGTAGCCCTATTACCTATAACCGGTGCTCTTGCCGTATTTAAAACTGCCGGAATGACAATTCCTGATGCAGATGCATTAGGTGCATCAGTTAAAAGTTTGGCAGGTTCTATGGCACTTGCTGGTTTAGGTTCTCCTCTTATACTATTAGGTTCACTTGCAATGACAGCTGCTTCGGTAGCTTTATTACCTATAACTGGTGCATTAGCGATATTTAAAAATGCTGGATTTAATAAAGAAGATGGAGATAATTTAGAATATGGATTAAGTTCAATAATTAACGGATTCTTAGGAGGTAGATTCCCTGGAGGAGTTCTCGAAGGACTTAAATTTGCTGGCCAAGCAGCAGCTAGAGCAGCCTTATTAACCATAACAGTTCCAGCAATGGTAGGTGCAGGTATTGCATTAATTGCAATATCCAAAGGACTAACTATATTTAAAACTTCTGGTTTTACTCCAGAAGATGGAGTTGCTTTAGAATCAACTATAGGTTCTATTGCAAAAGCATTTACAATAGTTACAGATAAAGAAAGACAGAAAAAATTAGGAATTAATATAGATCCAATTGATTTGATGACTGGTATACTTTCACTTAGTATGGCAGGTAATGTGCTATCGTCATTAGCCGAAGGAGTTAAAGCATGGGCAAATTTAGAAGTAAATGAATATGAAGTTATTGGAGCAGGAACTTCAAAAGCTAAGTTAGTTATAAAATCAAGAAGAAAATTAGGTGAATCTGATTTTACTAATGCGGCTAACGGAATGGCAAAAGTTATTACTGCAATAGCTGAACCATTTGCATTAGTAGGAAGACTCGATAAAGGACAACCATCAGGAAATCCTTTATATGATATGGTATTCGGCGGAGGTTTTGTTTCTGCTGGTGTTGCATCTCTTAAAAATTCAGGAGATACTATTGTTTCTCTTGCAGCAGGTGTAAAGCAATTTGCTACTATGCAATTTGTTGAATTTGAGGTTGTTAATGCTGGTACTTCGAAAGCTAAATTAGTACCTAAAGGTGTAACCAAAATAGGTGAAAAGGAAATTGAATCTGCTGGTAAAAGTATAGCTACTGTTATCGGAGTTGTAGCTAAAGCGTTTAGTGATATTGGTAAAGATGAAGCAGCTTCTGAAGGAGTTTTCGCTGGTGGTTTTATTGCTAGAGGTGTTAAAGCTTTAGCCGGAGTAGGAGAAAATCTTAAAAACATAGTAGATTCAGTTCTAATGATGGCTAAACGAGAAATTCCTACTTTTGATTTAATTGATGGTGGAACCTCTAAAGCTAAACTAGTACCAGGAAAACCGAAAATACTTTCAGATAAAGATTTAACTAATGCTGCTACTACAATAATGGATATCCTTAAAGTTATAGCTACTGGATTTTATGATATAGGTAAAAAAGAGGATGATTCTTCTTCTTTCTGGGGAGATGGATATATCGCAAAAGGTATAAAAGCTATCTCTGGAGTTGGCGATGTAGTTGCTAAAGTTACTGATTCTGTAATAAAAATTGCTACTGGTACAATCACTCCGATGACAGCAGTAGGTACAGGCACAAATACTAAATTAGTTCCAGGAACTCCAGTAGCTATAACGGATGCTATGCTTAAAAAAGCAGGAACAACTATCAATTCAGTAATGATGATTATAGGTAAAGGAATCTATAATGTTGGTATTTTTTATAAGCAACATGCTGAAACTATTGATGGAGCTATAGGTTCAATACCTAAAATGGTAAAATCTATGTCTTCATTAGCAGAATCCGTTACAACATTTTCTAAATTAGATAGTATAGATAAAGCAATTGAAACTATACCTAAATTAGTTACGTTCGGTACAGGAATCTATAAAATAGGAGAATATTTCGAAAATAACAAATTCCTTATCAATGGAGCTCTTAGTACTCTACCTAATATGATTAAGATATTATTAGATATGTCTAAGTCTATTATTAAATTTTCTGATTTGTCTATATTTGAAAAGGCTAATAATAATTTAAAAGGATTTTCTTTATTTGGTACTGAAGTTTATAATGTAGGAGCTTTCTATAATAAAAATCAAGACGTTATTAATGGAGCTCTTAATAACTTACCTAGTATGATTAAAATAATGTCATCTTTATCGACTGGAATTAATACATTTTCTAAATTGGAATCCACCGACAAAGCCACATTAAATTTCCAAAATTTCACAAGTTCAATATTTAAAGTATTCGATCCTGCATTAAATAAAGGTTTACCTAAGAAATTAGAATATATGGACAAGTTCACATCTAACATTGTTACGATGGCTTCTCCTAAAAATTCATTAGACAAAGTAGCAGTGAATTTCGACAAAATTCAAAAATCTATGCAGTTATTCAAAGGTCATGTTAATGGCATGGACTTAGAAAAACTTACAACAACCGACTCAATGATGAAATCATTAGCTATTATGTCTAAATCACCTGAAGTTATTGGTGAAAAAATTGCAGAATCTATTGAAAAGGCTTTTGAAGATTTATTAAATGGACTTAAGAAACTTAGTGAAGATTCAGGTTCATCTGCTGGTGCAACTGGTGGTACAGAAACTGCTTCTACTCCTTCTGCTGCTACTCCTGCAGGAAAAGCTATGAAAGAAAAACCAATAGTTCATGCATCGTCTAAACCAGGAGCTTCTATATCTGCAAGAGATATAGAAACTGCTATGGTAGCTGCTTTATCTCAAGTTACAGTTAAGACTAAAGTATCTATGTTCTAAAAAACAAAAATTTATGAGTAATCGTAGAAAGAAATTGACTGAAGAGGAAGAACAACAAGTTCTCGAATCTATTATGACTGCACCTAAAAACGGCACACTTACTAAAGTAAAAGTCGAACTAAAGGCAAAAAACCCAAATCAAAAACTATTTGCTTCTTATATTGAAGATAAAGAAATAGTAATCTGTTCAGGTCCTGCTGGAACTGGTAAAACTTATGTTGCTTGCGCTCAAGCTCTTAAGCTGTTTAAAAACGACCAACGATACAAAAAGATTTATATCGTTAAGTCAGTTACTACATTAAAAGATGAAGAGATTGGATTTTTAAAAGGAACTCTTGATGAAAAGATGGAACCTTATATTTACTCGTTCATTCATAACTTTGAAAAAATTGTTGGTCGTTCTATAACTAAAACTCTCAGAGACAATGGTTCAATAGAAGTGATGCCAATAGCATTCCTTAGAGGAATCAATTTCGACGATTGTATAGTTTTAATAGACGAATGTCAAAATATCACTCATGACAACATGCGAACCATTATGACCCGTATAGGTTCTAATTGTAAGATGATTTTCTTAGGTGATACCGGTCAAATAGACCTTAAGATGAAGAAAAATTCATCGTTACCTATGATAATGGAGAAATTTTCTAAAGTAGAAGAATTTGGATGTATTGCACTCTCAGATGAAGATATTGTTAGAAATCCGCTAATCAAAAAAATAGAACAAGTTTTCAACGAATTACAATCATAATGAAAAAATTACCTACATACAATCAATTCATAAACGAATCATATAACGTAACTCAATACTATCATGGATCTACTGACAAAAAACTTGAAGGTAAGAATGGAATTCATATTGGAACTAAATTGGCAGCAACAGAAGCCTTAGAAGCTAGAATAGGAGTTCCGGCAATTGGAGGATGGGAAGGAAAAACTGAATATGGTAAAACTTTATTAGCTGGTAAAGCTACGCTAAGAGCACTACAAAAACAAGGCAAATGGTGTATAACTGGTTATAATGCAGGTAGTGATGTACCAGAAGAAGATTATTATCCTACTCAAAGAGAAGAGGTTGCAACTTATTCAGATCGTACAAAGATTTCTATGAAATGTAAACCTATAGTATTTCCTGTTAAAATAATAGGTTCTATGTCTAATACTCCTAATAAACCTCATAGTGATATGAGAGCTAATGGTATGATGATGAGAGCCCTTAAAGCCGGAAATGCAAAGTCAGGATTCTATTATACGAATATTGCAGAAGACGAAGGGAGTATATCTGCAGTAGTACCTGACAAAACCTTTTTAGAAATAATTTAGAAACTTATTTATTAATCTCTCATATAATAAACTATGAAGATATTCTTTACAAGCGACTGTTACTTTGGTCGCAAACTTACTGCAATAGAACGAGAATTTGAAGATGAAGATGCTATGATGGACACTTATGTTCAGAATTGGAATTCTCGTGTAGGTAAAAATGATGTCGTCTATCATTTAGGAAATTTCAGTTGGGATCCACTTTCATGTGAAGCTGCCATGGCTCTTCTTAATGGCAAAATTACCTTTTTAGGTGGACAATATGATTCTCATTTGCCAGAAATGTCGTTAATCAAATTAAAAAGACATCATGTACTTTATGGTGCAATTGCAGTACTTCCTGAAGAAAATGTTGTAATATCTCATTGGCCTTTACAAGATTGGCCAGGAAAAGCCGAAGGTGCAATTCATGTACATGGAGGAAGTCTACCAATGGACTTAGACGAAAAACGATTTAATGCCAATATCCACAATTGGAATGGGTCACCTATAGAATTTGAATTTTTTAAAGAATTAATTGACACACAAACACCATAAATTTATGATCGATACCATAGAAAAAACACAAAACATCTTAGATGGAATTAACATTACTCGTAACATGTTTCCGAAAGGAGTATGGGACTTTGTAGAGAAAGAACAAAAAATAGTTAAGAAATACAAAATCGAAGATAATGTATTTACTTGTCCTATTGAAAAATCTTACCAACTAGTAACTCCATACCAATCTTCTAGAACTTTTCACAGAATTCCACTAAACATTAAATTTGAAGAATTCAAATCTACTCCAGAAGAATTAATTGAACAATTTTTACAGGATGAAGATTCTATGATGAATTGGATTGATGATATAGAATGTCCTGATCCAATATATGAGAAACTTTATAAATTTCAAATTGTTGAAAGGATTTTTATGACATTAGCTATCGATGAACTTAATACTGAGCATGCTTGGTCGAAACATCAAGTTCAAATATCTAATACCGTAATTATGGAATCAGATGAAATAGAATCTCAATTAAAATCTAATCCTCTATTCGACGATATGGTAAAAAGAGCTTCTGATATCCGAAAGGCAAATATCCTTATTGCACAAGAAACAGAAAGATCGAGAAAGAAAACCATCATAGAGAATAACTACCAAATGTGGAAAGCTCTTAATGAAAAATACAAAGCAGGAGAATTCGAAGAATTTATCACTGAATAAAGATTAACCGGCGAGACTTCTTAGAGGTCTCCATTTTAGGACCGGTATAGTTACGGCTATAAAGAAACCAGGAATTCGCTACTCCTGGTTTTTGTTGCCTTCAAAAAATTGTTAATAACTTCAGTCTCTAAAATTTCTAATTATCGATTAAATTTGTTATATTTGTCTTATAACTTAAAACTAAATAAAATGTCAAAATCAGAATCAGAATCAGAAATAGGAACTGCATTATTAGCCTTAGTAGGTGGAGTATTTGTTATCCTTACAACTATCTTTGCAATTGGAGCTTTAGAGGCTTATATCTTATGTGATGTGTCTAGATTGTACAATGTACCATTTATCAAAGAACTAACATTCTTACAAACATTCGGTTTAGCCGTATGTGTAGGTATTTTAGTTTCTAGATTACCACAAAAAACTAAGGAAGGTGATTATAGCGCATGGCAACAAATTGCACTAAAGATTGTTAATTATTTAGTAATATGGGGTTTTGCCTATTTATTCTTTAACTTATTTGCATAATGAAAAAACATTTATTCTTATTACGAGGATTGCCAGGAGCTGGTAAATCTACTCTATCACAATCAATTGGTGGAAAAAACTTTGAAGCAGATTCTTACTTTATGAAAACCGGCAAATATGAATTCGATGCATCTAAATTAGGAGTTGCTCATAAAATTTGCCAAGATTCTTGTAGAGCTGCAATGGAAGCTAACGAACCAACTATTACGATATCAAACACCTTAACTACTGAAAGAGAGTTAAATGATTACTACAAATTAGCCAACGAATTTGGTTATACAGTTTTCTCTTTAATTGTAGAAAACCGTCATGGTGGTATTAACGTTCATAATGTTCCAGAAGAAGCATTAGAAAGAATGGAAGGTAGATTCGTAACTAAGTTACGATAGTTGTTAATAACTAAACATCAATAAAGTTTCATATTAAAGAAACTTTTATTATATTTGTACTATAAATAAAAACAAAATAAAGATAAACATGGCGAAAGTAAAAGCAGATTCATTAAAAGATTTAGGATTCAAATTCAAAACCACTCGTTCAGAGAAAGCATTCAAAGAATTATACGATAGAATTCGTCCAGGTCTTTACAATTACATCTACAGCATCGTAAAAAATACCGACGATGTAGAAAACCTTGTGTCTGAAGTAATGACCGTTGCTTACAATAAAATCGACACATACGATCCAAAATGGCATATTTCGACTTGGATTTATCGAATTGCATACACTCATTCTTGTATGGAATTGCGAAATCGTAAAAAGAGAAAGGTAACTTTTATGACTGATGTCGAAAACTCAGAAAACAAAAACTTACTTTCTAAAATCGAATTCGATTCAATCGATAGTTACGTTGATGATTTAGTTGCAATCGAAGACAAACGAGAACATGAAGATAATTTAACTCGTTTACGAACTTTATTCAGTACATTGCCTGAAGATTATCGAGTTGTAATCGAAGAAAAAATCTTCAATGATTTGAAATATGAAGAAATTGCAGAAAAACTTGAAATACCACTTCATACTGTTAAGAATCGTATTTCTCGTGGAAAACGTATTCTTAAAGAACAATACGAAATGTAATATTTTTAATTAGATGTATTAAGGACTCTTTCATTAAGTTGATTGAGTCTTTTTTGCGTTTCTTGCATATAATAGATTATAGAATAGTGTAACGGATATATAAAAGAAAATCAACCCAAAATGAAAAAAGATTCACTACCTACATTTAAAAAATTCAGCAAAGAATTTGAAATTAAAAAAGTAGATGAAGCATCCGGGAAAGCTTCTAAGAAATTACAGAAAGCTACTGAAGATTATCATGATGCTCAGTTAAAATTACAACAACTACAAAATGAATTTGTCAAAACAGCAAAAGAAGATCCGAATAAAAGAGAAGAGCTTAAGCAGGCAATTATCGCACAAAATAAAATTGTTAAACAAAAAGAATCAATCTTCGCTAAAGCCCTCGGAGACGAAGACATCGAAGATTTCGAAATATAGTCACAATATGAAATGGTATAATATTTGGCAATGGCCTAAAGAACTTTATGATGATATCAGGGTATGGTTTGTTATTAGAGGTGCATTAAAAGAATCAGAAACTATTGAAAAATTCAAGTCTTTTAAGTACGAATTAAGAGTTGATAAAATAGGAAGAATCTATACAGTAATCAATATTCCAGAAGAACTTTGGCCTCTTGAGTACCAAGACCAAGCATGGCCTTGGATGTTAGAACAACTGAGGGAATTAGATGAATTGTTAATGACTCTTCGTTTAAATGAATTAGTTTATCCAGATGTATCTAGACTAGAAGGACAACCTGCTTATTTAGTAATTCTATCTCCTTCATCAGATTCAATCTCTTTATGGAAATTTATTAGTTGGTTATTTAGATGTAGTTTAGTTGCAGGATCTTTATTTCTACTTAATAAGATCTGTATTAAATTTGCAGGAGATTCAATTATTAACTATGTAATCTCTCTATTTTCTTGAAAACTATAACCGGTAAAACTGGAGGTAGATATTATGTAGTAGATGAAAGCACTAAATTGTATCTTCCTTCAGTAACAACAATTTTATCGGCAACCGGTGATAAAACTGGATTAGACGATTGGGTTACTCGAGTAGGTCAAGCAGAAGCTGATAGAATTTCTAAATTTTCGGCAAATCGAGGAACTTATATGCACTCTTTACACGAGCATTACCTCAATTCTAGATTTGTTTATCAAGAAGAAAATCCACTTCAACAAGCCTTTATTAAAGCTAGACAGGAATGTCAGCATTTGACACCTGAAGAAATCGAATGTGGTAAAAATCTATTCTTACAATTTCATAACAATTCTGAATTCTATGAACGTATAGAATCTGTTATGTTTCAAGAAATTCCTCTTTGGTCTTTAAAGGGTGGTGGATATGCTGGTAGAATGGATTTATCTATTTGGGGTAAGCCAAAAACTCCTAGAGTAATTGATTTTAAGTCAAGTAAAAAGCCTAAACGAGAAGATTGGATTGATAATTACAAAATGCAAACTGCGGGTTATTCAGTAGCTCTTAAAGAAAGACATGGAATATTTCCTGATACTTGCGAAATTTGGATTTCTTGCGAAAGTGGAGAAGTTCAGATGTTTGAAATGAATCGATCAGAAATAAAAAAATACTTTGAAATGTTCTACGATAAAGTAGTACAATATCATTCAACAATAAAAGACCAAATATAATGTTTTTAAATATCATAACACCTTGTAGTAGACCAGAAAATCTACATACAATAGCTAAAAGTATCAATATTCCTAGAGAAAATTATCGATGGATTGTGGTTTTCGATTCAGCAGAATTACCATCAGCAGATTTAATTCCAGAAAATTGTGAACCATATCCACATAAAGATCCTGCTAGTTTTTCAGGCAACGGTCAACGAAATTTTGCTATTGATAAAATCGAAAAGGGATTTGTTTATTTTAATGACGACGATACCATTTTACATAAAGATTTGTACGAAAGTATAAAAAATATTGATTTCGATTTTTTAACATTTCCTCAGGAATGGCCTAATGGTACTTTAAGATTAAATGCAGATTCTATAGGAGTTAATTATACCGACAGTCATAATTTTGTGGTTTCTCATTCATTGATAGGAGAAACTAGATGGGAATTAGGGATATATGCGGCTGATGGTATATTTGCATATGAATGTGCTTCTAAAACTTCTCCTTTGCGTATAAATAAAGTTCTTTCAACATATAATACACTAAGATAATGGAAAAGCAGATAGGTCTTTTAATTATGCGAGATGAAAACGATATACTCGAAGAATATTTGAATGTAATCACAAAATATTTCGATCCAATTCTAGTTCTCGATGGTAGCGAAGATGAATTAGGTAGAGAAATATGTTCTAGATTTCCTGAAGTAAAATACTACGAAAGAGATGAAAACGTTGTACATGGAGTATCAAACGATTCAATTAGAGGATTTCTTTTAGAAAAGGCAAAAGAAATATCACCTGAAAAAAAATGGGTAGCAGTACTTCACCCAGATGAATTTCCTGAAAGTAATCCTTTGACCATGCTAGAAAGTATCGATCACTTAGATTTTGATTCAGTTACCGTTAGAAATCTTCACTTTTTCCCACATACTTCACAAAAGGAATCATGGATCGAAAATACGAATAATGGAGGTTTAATCGAACCTATGTTAGAATATTGTATGATGCCTGGGTTTCCTGAACATCGATATTTTAGAATGAAGCCAGAATTTGTGTATGGTAAAAGTCACAGCTTAACAATTCCTCCGCAAGCAATGAATAGTATAAGTGTAGATTTTTGTCATAAACATATAACTTATCGAACAAAAGAACAAGCACTAAAGAGAGCTAAAACTCGAATAGAATCAGGTTGGCAGCCAGTTGATTATATATTAGTAATAGAAAATGGAGATATTTTCTTCGATACTCTCAAATACTCAGAAGAAGTTAGACAAAAATATCCTAGAGAAGCTGGTTTGTCTTATTATAATTGGCCTTCTGCCTATTTAGCAAAAATAGAAAAACATGATTAAGTTAATAATTTTTGATTTAGACGGAGTTTTAGTTGAAGCAAAAACTATACACTATGAAGCTTTAAATAAAGCATTAGGTGAAGAATATGCTATAGAATGGAATGAACACCTTTCAATATATGATGGTTTAAAAACTAACCAGAAATTAAATATGTTGACTAAACATAAAGGTCTTCCGGTTGAATTGCATAGCAAAGTTTGGGGCGATAAACAAATGTATACTTTACAAGCTTTAAGAAATTTGCGAGCAGATTCTCAATTAATTACTACAATGCAAATGTTATCTAATGAAGGTTATAAGCTAGTAGTATGTTCTAATAGTATTAGAAAGACAGTACTTACCGTACTTTCTAAACTAGGAATAATCGAGTTTTTTGATTTGATTATATCCAATGAAGATGTAAGTAATTCAAAACCTCATCCTGAAATGTATTGGAAAGCGATATCTACCATAGGATGTTTAGCCGAAGAAACTATAATCGTCGAAGATTCTCCTTACGGATTATTAGCTGCTTCTAGAAGTATGTCTCATGTACTTAGGGTTAAAAATCCAATTGAAGTAACTTACCTTAATATAAAAGAAAAGATTAAACACATAAAAGAAAACAATAATATGACAACACCTAAATGGAAGGATTCAAAATTAAATGTTTTGATACCTATGGCTGGAGCTGGAAGTAGATTCGAAAAGGCCGGATATACATTCCCAAAACCTTTAATTGAAGTAAATAATAAGCCAATGATACAAGTAGTCGTTGAGAATCTTAATATTGACGCAAATTATATTTTCATAGTACAAAAATCTCACAGAGAAAAATATAATTTAGATACTTTACTTAATTTAATTGCCCCTAATGCTAAAATAGTTGAAGTTGATGGAATAACCGAAGGTGCTGCATGTACTACTTTACTCGCTAAAGAATTTATAGATAATGATATGCCTTTAGTTATGGCAAATTCAGATCAATTTGTTGTATGGGATTCTAATGAATTTATGTATAAAATGAATGAAACCGATTGTGACGGAGGAATTGTTTCTTTTACTTCTACTCATCCTAAATGGTCTTTTGCAAAAATAAACGAAGAAGGATTAGTTACTGAAGTTGCAGAAAAAAATCCTATATCTGATATTGCGACAGTAGGTATTTATTATTGGAAGAAGGGATCAGATTATGTTAAATTTGCAGAACAAATGATTAACAAAGATATTCGAGTTAACAATGAATTTTATGTATGTCCGGTTTTCAATCAAGCAATAGAAGATGGCAAAGAGATTCGAACATACAATATAAAAGGAATGTGGGGTTTAGGTACTCCTGAAGATTTAAACTCGTATCTTTCCGAATATTCAAAATAAATTTATTTCAATTGAATGGAAAGGTATAGTCGATGAATGTGTAGAAAAACTACATCAAGTATTATGAAAATAGCATTATGTATATCCGGTCACACTAGAGGATATGAAAATCATCCTACTGAAGCAAGTAAATTATTATTTGATATTTGTGATGATGTTTATATCTCAACATGGAAAAATAGAGGTAGTAATTTACTTTTTTGGAAAGGTGATATCGAAATTGATGATGTAATTAATTCTGATAGTCTTCTGTCTAATTATCGACCAGCTAAGATAGAAATTGATTCAAGTACTAAATACGATTATCTATCTAATTTTAATTTTCAATTTCCTAGAGATTCTCGAGTTAATGTTAGAGGAACTTTATTGATGTTTACTAAAATAAAGAATTCTATACAATTAATCGATGATGAATATGATGTAGTAATAAGAAGTAGATTTGATGTTACCTATTTAATTATGCCTAATGATTTAAAATGTGAAGAAAATAAAATATATGGTAGACTATCTCCTATTAATGGAATGCCTAGCGATATTTTATTTTATGGTACATCTTCTACTATGAGAAAATGTGTGCCTGATGAATCTTTTTATACACCTAATATAATTTCTACTTGCGTTAATGCTGAAGATGTATTTAGGAATTGGCTAAATTATAATGGAATAGAATTTGTAAACGATCCAAATATGGCTTATGTGCTAAAAAACGAAATACGATACTAATGAAATATATTGCACATCGAGGAAATACTGATGGGAAATTTGAATCATGGGAAAACGAACCAACATACATAGATGAAGCAATAAAAGAAGGTTTCGATGTTGAAGTCGATGTTTGGTATATAAAAACTGAACAATTTAGTTGGCAGCTTTTTTTAGGACATGATAAACCTGATTACGGAATTGATTTTAGATGGTTTCGAGATAGATTAACGAAGCTTTGGGTTCATTGCAAAAATGTAGAAGCTTTAGTTTATTTTCAAGAGTGTGGTTATCCTGTTAATTATTTTTGGCATGAAGAAGATACAGTCACATTAACTTCATTAAATTACATTTGGGCATATCCAGGAAAGCAACCCATAAAATCTAGCATAGCAGTAATGCCAGAAATAAATGACGAATCTATTGAAGGTTGTTTAGGTGTTTGTAGTGATTATGTTAGTAAATACAAAACAATAATATGAAAATAGGAATACTTATAAGAGGAATATCATTCGGACATGGAAAAGCTGATTTTCGAAGATGTTCAAATAATATAGCTACTAATCTATATGAGCCTTTAGTAGAAGCAGGAAATGACGTAAATGTTTATGTCTGTACATACAATCACGATCATATTGATGAATTAAAAGAGATATATGAACCGAAGACTTTAGGACTTTTGCAATTTGAAGGATCTAATCAAATAACCACCTTTATAAATTCTTTAAAAATGGTTGAAAATGAAGATCTAGATTTCATTTTTGTTACTCGATTTGATTTGAATTTCTTAAAAAAAGTAACTGAAACAGGCAATATAGATTATAACAAAACTAATTTTATGTACCCACCACATGCACCTTGGTTAGAATATGAGTTTGTTAGTGATTTAGTTCTTTGGTTACCTAAAAAACATATTCCTAATATGATACAAGCAGCAGAATATTTATTAGCTAATCCTCCTAGACCATTTATTGATATGCATGGAATTTATAAATGCCTAAAAAGATTTTTACCTGAAAGCGAAATTCATTTTCAACATCCTAATGAAAATTCATATTTCGTTGAACTCGTAAGATAATCTAATTCATAAAACAACATATAATAATAAACAATAATAAAATGAAGCACATAGACGTAATAATAATTAGCTGGGCAAAAGATGATGAACTTCTTCAAGTAACTCGTGAAGGATTAGATTCTTTGTTTAATTCAGAGCCTGGAACAGATGTGACTTTTCATGCATATATAGTGGAATCAAATCCTGATATTAACTACGATGAATATAATCAATTGGATAGAAGACATACTACAACTACGCTAAGACCGATAGGAGAATTTGGTTATCATAAATATCTGAATTTAGGTCGAAAGGTTGGAAACTCTCCTTATGTGGTTCTATGTAATTCTGATTTGACTTATGAAAAAAATTGGTCTTCTAAGATTATTGAAGTAATGGATGCTCATCCTAGATTTCTTTCTGCTTCTCCTTGGTGTCCTCAAACCCAAGGCGATAACATTACGCATGCAGGAAATGTATATGAAGGGAGAAGGGTAAGAGGAGAATTAGCAGGATGGTGTATATTCCAACAAAGAAAAATTTATGATATAATTAAAGAGTTAGATGAAACATTCACTCATTGGTATTGTGATAATGATTATGGAATGGAATTACAGAAAAATGGTATTTCTCATTGTCTAGTTGCGGATTCAATAGTAAATCATCATAATGAAATTCTTGGATTGACTCATAAAAAATTCGATTCAGAGTACCAGCAAAAAACTACTAACGATCAACACGTTAAATTTCAAAATAAATGGAATATACCTTACGGTCCATTATCTTAAATATATGAAAACTTACATAGATAATCTTAACGACGAACAGCTCATTCATATGAGTGAATCTTTTAGAAGGGAAACTCCTTTTAATTATATTGTAATTGATAATTTCCTTTCAATTGAAGATGCAATGTCTTTATCTTCTGAATTCCCTGATTTTGATGACGATTTTTGGTATTCATATGATAATCCTTTAGAAATAAAAAAGGCTTCTAATAATTGGAATAAATTTCCTCCAAAGACCTATCAATTTTTTACTCATGTTCTCTCTCCGGAATTTACTCAAAAAATAGAATTTATCGTAACTGGAAAAAGAGAAAATGATATGTATGCCGATATTGGTTTACATGGAGGAGGGTTTCATACGCATAAATCTGGAGGTAAATTAAATCCTCATTTAGATTATTCTATTCATCCAAAATTACATATGCAAAGAGTTGCTAATCTAATATTATACATTAATCCTAATTGGAAATCTGAATATGGTGGATCTTTTGGTTTATGGGAACATAATAAAGACACTGGAATGCCAGAATCACAGCCTTCGAAAATTGTAGATTGCATATTCAATCGAGCAGTAATTTTTAATACTACTCAAAACTCATGGCACGGAATATGTAATGACATATCTTCACCGGAAAATTTGACTCGAAATAGCTTAGCAACATATTATTTGATGCCTCCTGCAATAAATGCAGATGAAAGAATGAAAGTTAAATTTGCTCCGACTAAAGATCAAATAGGAAATGATTCAATTGAGAAATTAATAAAAGATAGGTCATCAATTACAACTTTTGAATCAGTTTATCGAAACAAAAAATCATAAAGTGCATATAATAATTAAAACAAAAACTAAAATATGAAAGTAATTAAAGCTGACGATGTTCAAGAAGCAACAAGTCAAAACCAACAAGGACCTAGTCTAATCGATCCAAAAAGAGTTGCTGAAGCTCAGGAAAAATTTGATGCTATCCGTCAATTACTGGAGACTAAAAATTACGCGGTTCTTTTAACTGTTGAAGAAACAAAATACTTGTTTGAAAATTTTTACGAAACAGTTGAGTGGAAAGGATATGAATCTTATGCAATTTCAGAAACTTACGAAAAATTACAAGGAATTGTAGTCGATGGAGCATTAAATGGTAATACTCAGGTAGAAATCATTGAAGCTATTTTCCACTTCTTGAAAAATTATCCAGGTAAAGGTGTTGAAAACGCTAAAATGTTCAGAAGAATCTGCGATCAATTTGCACTTCCAATGAAAGAAATTAACGACGATAGACAAGTTTTAAGAGACCATTCTCTTGAATTAGTTGCTGCTGAGCAAGGTATATCTGTTGAGAATTTAGTAGAAGCTGCACAAAGAGAACAAGCACTTCAACAAGGAAGATAAATAACTTAAAACGACACCATGTCATTTAAGAAATTCTTCCAATTCATATTAGAAAAGAAAAAGCCATCAGATAAAGATATCGAAGAAATAGAAGCTCCAAAGCCGGATTCACCGGCTGAGCCTCTATCCTGTCCAAAATGTGGTTCTTCTAGACTTCCATGTGAATGCTATACTGATGATTACTATGATGCTAAGAAATCTCAGCAAACTCCTAGACCATCTACTACAATCAAACCAAAAAACAAGAAAATGTAATGAATAAAATAACAAAACTTTTGGATCTTCATTTTAGCAAAATTGCAACGATTCTTCTTGTTTTAATTTTCTTTAACACTTGTGGATCTGGTGATGTTAAGAGCATCAACAAAAGACTTGATAAATTAACCGAAAAGGTCGACCAATCAGTTACCAAAAAGGATTTACAAATCGAAGGACTTAAAACAGAAAAACGAATGATTCAATCTACTGATAGAAAAATTCTTGATGTTAACCGACAATCTATAATCGATAAAGAAATTGAACAACTTTCTAAGTAATCTACAATCACAAAGGCTAAATAAAATTAGCCTTTTGTTGTATTGAATTCTTATTTAAGATTTTGCATATAATAATTATTAAAAAGTAAGTATGAAACATCAAATCATTTTAGTGACAGGAGCTTTGGGTTTTGTAGGCTCAAATTTAGTAGATATGCTTGTGTCACAAGGACATGAAGTTTATGGTATTGACAATCTATCGTCAGAATCTGCATCTCTATATTACCAAAACCAATTTGCTGAATACATCTTAGGTGATGTGCAAAATGTAATTAAACATTACGGCGACAAGAAATTCGATAAAATATTCCATTTAGCAGCTGAAGCTCGAATACAACCTTCATTTGAAAGACCATTTGATTATTTTGAATCTAATACTTTAGGCACTGCTGCAGTTTGTGAATTAGCTAGATTAAGTGATTGTAAATCATTAGTCTACGCAACCACTTCATCGAAAAATCACGGAACTCCTTATTTAACTCCTTACACGTATTCAAAAGTAGCAGGAGAAGGCATTGTTAAAACTTATGCACAATGTTTCGGCTTAAATATGTCAATGTGTACATTCTATAATGTTTATGGTCCTAGAGAACCTCGTGAAGGAGAATGGGCTACTGTTGTTGCTAAATTTTCTAGACAATGGAAAAACGGTGAAGATATTACAGTTGTTGGTGATGGTGAACAATCTCGAGATTTTACTCATGTTGAAGATATTTGTAAAGGACTTATTGCTGCATCAAATATCACGTCTCTAGGTGTAAATTTTGATTTAGGTAGAGGTAATCCAATTAAAATTATTGATATTGCTAAGAAGCTTTGTTCAATGGAAGGTGGTCGATGGATTCATACTCCTTTAAGAAAGAATGAAGGTCAATCAACTTTATGCGATTGGAAACAAACTCAAAAAGCTTTAGGCTGGAGAGCAGAACATGACCTAATGGATTATCTAACTGAATATGTTAATAAAAACTGTAGCTAATGATATTTAAAACTTTGTGGAACGAAACACAACAACAATTTATACATTTTGACCTGTCACCAATAACCGATGAAGTTATTTGGATGACAGGAAGTCTGCCAATGGTATTTGCTCCTACTGCAGAAATAGAAAACATACAAATGTATTTAGGAGATTCTGTATTTCCTGAAGGAACCGAATTAAAAACTGTACAAATGCAATTTATATAAAAATGGAAATAGGAAACTCAGCAAACAAATTAGACCATCAATACAAGGTCTTATTGCAAACCATCATGCACCATGGTAATCTTAAAGGTGATCGAACTGGAGTAGGAACTCGAAGCATATTTGGCTATATGATTAGACATGATATGGCCGATGGATTTCCTGCAATAACTACTAAAAAGTTAGCATTCAAAACAATGGTAACCGAGCTAATGTGGTTCTTACAAGGTAGAACTGATCTTCGATATCTATTAGAAAACAACTGTCATATTTGGACAGGAGATGCTTACAAGAAATATGAGAAATGGGTTGAATCTCTACAAGAAAAATATACGAATCCTACTACGGAAGATGCACAAAAAGTTGCAGAAGTAGTTGCAATTCCTAAAATAGTTAAATTAACCGTAGAAGAATTTGAAAGAGATATTCTTGCAAACGACGATTTTAATTCAATGTTTGGTGATTTAGGATCTATCTATGGTAAGCAATGGAGAAATTGGGAAGGTATTGATAAAGATTTCTTTTTTAATTCTAATGCTTTAGATGAAGAAAATAGAGATGCTCGTCAAGGTTTATTTTACAAACCTGAATCATTCGATCAAATTGCTAATTTGATTAAAGACCTAAGAACTAATCCAGATTCTAGAAGACTCCTACTTAATGCTTGGAATGTAGCAGATGTTGATAAAGCTGTGCTACCTCCTTGTCATATTGGATTTCAATTATATACTCGTAAATTAAGTGAATTCGAGTTAGTTGACCGATTAGGTACTGCTGAAGAAAAACAAGAACTCAGAGGAATCTTATTAATCAAAAATGCCTTTGTTAAAGCTCTTCGATATGAAGAAGCTGCTAAGGTAAGAGCTGAAGAAAAGGAATTCTATGCTAAGTTCGAAAAGAAACTTTCTAAGACTCGAGTAGTTCCAGAAAGAGCTATTTCGTTAATGTGGTCTCAAAGATCAGTAGATACTCTATTAGGTTTGCCATTTAATATTGCATCTTATGGACTTCTTTTAGAAATTATTGCAAAAGAAGTAAATATGATTCCAGATGAGTTGATTGGAATGTTAGGTGATACTCATTTGTATAATAATCATATAACAGCTGCAGCTGAACAAATCAAGAGATATGGTCATCCACTGCCAAAATTAAAAATTAATCAATTCGACAAAAACAATCATTATATTGACGAAAGAGATGATATTTCAGAATACGATCCATCACAATTCTCTTTAATAGGATATGAATCAGATGAAAAAATCGAAGCTAAACTAAATAACTAATGACAAAAACAAAACAAAAAATCAAAGCAACTGACATTATCGTTGTTTTAGATAGAAGTGGATCTATGGATAGCATAGGTCAATCTACCGTAGATGGATTCAATTCATTTATTAAAGAACAAAGAGCCGCAGAAGGTGAAGCAAATCTTACATTAGTACAATTTGACAACCAATATCAAGTAGATTATTCTAATCTAGACATCAAACATGTAAAAGACTTAATTTTAGGTGAAACTTTTGTTCCTAGAGCAATGACTGCATTGTATGATGCTATTGGTAGAACTATTGCAGAAGTTAAAACTAAGAATGACGTCGTTATGGTAATCATTACTGATGGTATGGAAAATGCAAGTAGAGAATTTAATAGAGATGGAGTTTTCAAGTCTATTGAAGCTAAAAAGAAAGCAGGTTGGAATTTCTTGTTCTTAGCAGCAAATCAAGATGCAATTAAAGCTGGTGGTGATATGGGTATTTCTGCTAAGAATGCTATGACATATAACGCAAATGATGCCTCAAATAGTAAAATGTACATGAACTTCTCTAACAAATTAACTAATTTTAGATTAGCTAAAATGAATGTTAATGCTTCAAAAGTAGAGCTAGATGCTGCATTAAGTTTCACCGAAGAAGATAGAGAAGACGTAAAATCATAAATGGAATTACTCAACACACATCCTATTAAGAAATCTGACCTTGGATTCCATGGAAACCTCTTCGGTGGAAAATTGCTCGCATGGATTGATGCTGCAGCAGTAGGTTATTCCATGGAAATGTGTGGTTCTCCTCGAATGGTTACCGTATCAATCGACAAATGTGTGTTTGAAAAACCAGCTAAAGAAAGCCAATTACTAAAAATATACGGTCATCCAAGTGCTTTAGGACATACATCAATTACAATGTATCTTGAAGCGAGAGCACATAATATTTACACTAGTAAGCAAACTTTAGTACTAAAAACTCATATAAAATTTGTGCATATTGACGAAGAAGGAAATCCAATTCCTATTGGTGAAAAGAGTAGAATTAAAGTAAGTAAATTAATTGAAGAACTAAATAAAAAATAAAATGAAAAACCGAAAAGAAACTATCGGAGTGATAGGACAGGGTTTTGTAGGCTCGGCAGTTCGAGAAGGAATGAAAAACTATTATGATATAGTTGCATTCGATAAAGACCCTAAAAAAGACAGTACAGTAAGAAGTATTTTTGAAGTTGTAGAAAACACAGAATTAACATTTTTATGCGTACCAACTCCTATGAAAAAATCAGGTGAGTGTGATTTAGGAATTTTAGCTTCGGCTTTAAATGAAATTTCTGAATGTGTAAAAGCTCTTAATAAACATGGCTATATTGTAGTTATCAAATCTACAATTCCACCAGGATCTACTAATACGTTAAATTCGATCTATCAAGATTTAGATATTGTTTTCAATCCGGAATTCTTAACTGAGGCAAATGCAAACGAAGATTATAAAAATCAAAATCGAATTATTGTAGGTGGTGAAAGACCTGGAAGTACACGAGTAAAAGCTATTTTTGCAAAGGCATTTCCTAAAGTGCCTATCATTAAAACTTCTTCTACTATTGCAGAAACTATTAAGTATGTAACTAACACATTCTTAGCAATGAAAGTTTCATATGCAAACGAAATTTATCAATTATGTCAAGGACTAGGTATTGATTACGACAAAGTAATTGAATATGCTAGATATGATGACCGATTAGGTAATTCACACTGGTCAGTACCAGGACCTGATGGAGATTTTGGATTTGGAGGACATTGTTTTCCTAAAGATATTGCAGCTTTGCAATTCTTAGCAAAAGGTTTAAATGTAGATACTACTATGTTAACCGCAACTATTAACAAAAATACTGAAGTGAGAACCGACTTAGATTGGACTAAACAAGTAGGTAGAGCAATAAGCGCAGAATAATGAGTAAAGAAACACAAGAAAGATACGTTGACCTAGTGGCTCAGCGTATCAAACAAGAATTTGGTCAAGATGTTAAACTCGTGACCGAGGATGGACAAATGACTGAGACTTATAAGTTATATGTTAATGGAATTGAATCCAGGCATGAACTCTCATGGAATCGTCTACAAAACTTCGATCATATGGACATCAAACAATTAGTTACTGAACTAATTGTAGATTTACAAACTGGTGATTTTTCAAAAATAGAATCATCTGAAAGAATTGTACAGATTAATAGCTAATTGTTAATAACTTTCAGTTCTAGAGTTTTCTTTTTGTAGAACTTTATGTTACTTTATGATATAATAATAAACATATAAAAAAATGGAAACAACAACACACAATTCAGCATTCGTAAACGTTACGTTATCAATTACAAAAATCAATGGCAAATATCCTTTATATGATTTAAAGAGAGTTGCTGCCGGAGATTGGGTTATGACCGAAGAAGCAGCGTCAACAATTAAGTACTTATTTCCAGTAAAGGCAAACGAAGTACTTGGAGTATTTGAAGTTGAAAGCTATAAAGTTATCGATAACCGAGTTAGGTTTAAATTAAAGAACATCTATTTAGGTTCTCTTCGTTTAATGAATGAAGCTCATGAAGAAGCTGCTAGAACTAATTATGTAGTTAAGTACTTCAATATTAACGAAAATATATAAACAATAACATTATGCAATTAACAACAGAATTTCAATCAATTCGAGACTGGGCTGCCAATAAAGGCATATATGAGAAAGGCGATCCTTTAACTCAATATGCAAAACTAATAGAAGAAGTAGGAGAATTAGCAAAATCTTTATTAACTAAAGACGAAGCAGAATTCCAAGATGCAATTGGTGATTGTACGGTAGTACTTACTAATTTAGCAAAACTAAAAGGTTATAATATCGAAGATTGTATTAATGGATCTTATGCAGTAATTGCTAAGAGAAAAGGTCAAATGATTAATGGCACTTTTGTAAAAGAATCTGATCTATCTAAGACTTCTGAACAAATTTACGAAGATGCCAAAACTAATGGAACTTCCATAGATGCAGTAGAATTAGCAACTACGATTCTTCGTGAAGAAATAGAAAAACAATTACAAAATGAGTAAAAGAGACAATATAATTAAATGGTCGGTAATATCTATATTTGTAGGTCTTTATGTGATGGTAAGTGCAATATCTACTATTCACGTTATCGATTTCTTTAGATTATCAAATCCAGAATGGCTATCTATTACATTAGCTATTGCCTTTGAAGTTGGTGCAGCTGCATCACTTGCAGCCATTATCATCTTAGATAAAACGAGCAAATCTCTGGTTTGGTTACTTTTCATTTTGATAACTTTAATGCAAATGATGGGTAATATGTACTATGCATATACTCATCTTACTGATTATAAAAATTGGTCAGAACTATTTGGTATGATAGAAGAAGAGCCAATATTTCAAAAAAGAATCCTTTCCATAGTTTCCGGTGCTATTTTACCTATTGTTGCTTTAGGATTTATTAAATCTCTAGTAGATTATATTCGACCTTCTACAGTAGAAGAGATTAAAGAGGAATATGAAACTAAAAAGGCTATCGAAGATGAAATTGCAAGAGAAGCTATTGAGGAATTTGTACCTACTAACGAAGAAGATTTAGCAGAAATAGAAAAGATTAAAACTGAAATTGCTAAAATCGAATCGAATGATGAAATCTCAGACAAAGAAAAATCTCGTAAAACAGAGCAAAAGATTGCGAAAGCGATAGCTAAGAATCCAGAACTTAAAAAACAGATTGAAGAGAAGATCCGAGAAATCGATGAGGAAGATACATATACTAAAAGCGAAACTAACGTAGAAGAAACTATCACACCTCCTACAGTTAAGTTTGGCGGTATGTAAATATGTCAGATAATACATTAACCACATCAATAGACGGAGTATTAACTAGCCGTTTTTCTCAAGCAACTCTTGATTTACAATCAGGATTCTGTTGTACCGATATAGATAAACGTAAAATTATTCGTTGGGTAGGATGTAAGCCAAGTGTCTTTCGTTCTCAACAAACTTTATTTACTGCAGATGATTTAGCTATGTGCAGTTGGTTTCAGGAAGTAGGTACTTATAACTTCGTAACCGTACTATTAGATTCTGGACAAGATGCAACAGTAAACATAAATTCTAAGTATGTTTTTGTTAAGAATGCATGGCCATCAAATGCGTTAGAAACTGAAAAGAACGTAGAGATAGTAGTAAATCAACAACCAGGATTAATTGGGATGTACATTCCTTTTAATATAGGAGCAACAGCTGCTACAAATTCAACAGTTTATAAAGACATCTTTCATGTTAATACTGAAGATATTTTAACTCCTCAAATAAAAATAAACAACGTATCTCCATACCCAGTTTCGGTATCTATGTTATACGCAAACTAAATAATTTACAATGTCAATTAAAACAAGAACACAATTAGTCGCACAAACTGCAACAGGTCAACAAGCATCTGCATCAAAGTTTGAAGACATGATAGATTCTGCTTATAATAAAGCAGAAGATTCAATCTTAGCCGGACCAATAGGTTTGACTGGTAGTATCGGTCTTTGGGTATCTGCAACAGCTCCAACTGCATATACTTCA